ACATTATCAAGAAATGTACTAATTTGATTTCTGCAGTCTTCAATTGTTTCTACTGGATAATATTTGGTCTTTTTGAGATCCATTCCAACGTTTTTTGCACTATCTTTATCTACAGCTACTTCAGAATCCCAAATGACAGCAATGTATCCTTTCTTTTGAGCATTAGCTAGAACTTTGTTGATAATGAGAGTCTTACCTGCACCTGAGGGACCGGCAAAACCCGTAATGCGGCCAACAGGAATTCCTTTGTATAGAGAACCAGAAATAATTGCATTGAGAGCTTTTGAACCAGTATCAATCCAATCTGAAGGAGTAGAAATGCAACTATCATCAAGCATCCCTCCATCAGGGTTCATTTTATCTACGTCTCCAAAAATATTTTTTAAGTCTTTCATTGCTGCATTATACTATTTCAGTCTAGTTTTACAACAAAAAAAAAAGCCTCCTTCAAAGGAGGCTTTTTAAACAAAATAAATTAAAGTTTATTCTTCTTCATCAAAGAGTTTAACTGTCTTAGGCTCTCCGGGAGGTGCAGGAGGAACAAACAATTGATCATATTGATTAACAAATTGGGCTGCAAAACTAATTCCTTCTCCAAGAGTAACGTTTGGTTTCTTATAAACCCAATGAGATGGTTTTGTCCTATCTTCTTGGAATTCTTTAAAAAACAAAGGAAGAATTTGAAGCTGTAGCTGGTTGTTCTGTGGATTTGGCTGAATGTGTACTAAAGCCGGATTTTCAATAGTCAAAGTAGCTTCATCTTCTTTTGAAAGTCTACCAATAATAGTGCGGCCAATGTTATCTAGAAATACAGTTAATTTTTTAGTTGTGTTACTCATCTATATTATCTTAGCTGAAGATTAGCTTAAGGCAACTTGAAAGTTAAATTATACAATAACTTTTCTCCAGTTTGTGTTAACAAAATTCTATTTTCTTTATTAGAGATAAAAGCTATATTATAAAATTCCAACGTCTCCAACACCAAATTGGTCATTTGATCTTTTGTAAAGTCTTTTAAATAATAATCGTTGTTGAGAATATCTTGAAGGAGTATGCACATTTGTTTATCTCCAATGGTTTCGAGTATTGATTGATAAGAGGTTATGTAGCTCATAATCCAAACATTTCAAACAAATCTGTCTGCACTTCCTTGCCTATTTCAGGCAGTGGCCACCCAATAGCTTCATATAAACGTTCTGTAGGTTGAGTAACTAATTTAGAAAACATCTTATCCCAGTCAATCTTAATTCCAAATTCTTCTGGAAGGATTGTCGTATAACAAATTGCATCCAAACCGTACTTGTTTTTAGCACAATAAAGTTTCTTAACTTTTTGAGCAGATTGAATAGCTTCATGTTTGTCATCAATCTTACATTCTTTAATTAAAATGTTATAAGCTATAGCTCCCTTAACGTGAGATGGCGTACCTTTTTTATACTTGTAAAGAGAAGCCCCTTCTGCGTAACGCTCCAAATTATTAATTGAAGTTCTGGCAGCAATGTCATTGGGATCTAACTTTTGGAACTCTGTATAGCTATTTCTATAAGTTTCATTGGATTGCTTCACGTCTTGTGTAAGAAGTGAAGTTTTAATAATGTTCTCGATAAACTTCTTAACCTTCTTAGGAGTAGTTGAACGAACTAATTCAATGCCTGTGTACTTAAATTTGTCTACAGCTACTCCTTCATCATCTAAAACGTGAAGAATATATCTCTTCTTTTGTAAAAAGATTCCTACGTCTGAAATAATTTCTCGCTTAAAAACGTAACGGGGATCTAAAGAAAATAATTCCTTGCGAGCCCAATTTAAAATTTCTTTGTTAACATACTCGTCTAAAGCATCTACAATCTCGTGTACTTTTTTATTGACTTTACCATCAATTGTTAACGGTATTTGATGCTTTTCAAGCAAAGAGTTGATTGATACATACACGGAATCTGTGTCTCCGTATTTGGTAATTGTATCACTAATTCCATACTCTTTTGCTACATAAGCATCCAAAATGTATCCACCAGCTCTTGCAACACTCTGACCTGTCATTGTAATAGACATTGCGTTATCAATATCCATTAATGACGAATGTTTATTTGCAAAAGTTCCATAAATAGAATTCAATAAAATTTTCAGCGTATATTGCAGAGTATCATAGTACGTTAATTTTAACAAACTCTCTCTGTCTTTTTGGCCTGACTTCTTCAGTTTGGATAATTGAGCTTTTGTCTCAACACGCTCTTTGTAAATCTGATCAATCAAATTTGGAATTACTCCCTTTGATTGCTGAGAATACATTACCCCAGCTTGAGATAAAGATACCTTTTCCTCTTTTAAAAATTTATAAAAAGCTTTTGAAGATAGTTTGTGAATTTTGTCGTTTAGAAGCCTTATTGTAACTTCTTCTCCAGCAGCAGCATTGCCCTCAATTACTTTACCAAGTTTTGTTTCTGGAGAAATGTTGAGAGTAATAATTGTGTTTGGATACAAAGAATTGACATCAAAACTTACAATGGCTTTTTGTATGCCTTTTTCAGGATCTCTAACAAACCCTCCTTCAAAAGACTCTCTATCAATTTTATTTGGAAAGGTTGGAATGATATAATTTTGTTTTGAGGCTTGAATTGCTACTGCCCCAGTTACGATTGCGACCTTACCAAGAGCTGCTTCAAAATTGGTACAACCCTTATAAGAAAGCATGCGAGCAATTTCAAGAAATTTTAGCTTCTCTTCAAGCTTCACCAACAAATGGACATCTTGAATATTATAATCAACAAATAGTTTCCAATCTGTGTGAGCAAGTTCACTCAAACTAACTGCATTATAAGCAATCTTGCCTTCTCCCAATTCCAACTCTGAGATGTAATTGAGACTAAAAGATTCCTTCTCCCCAGGAGAAAACGTCTTATACAAGTCCATATAATCAATTAAAGATACTCCACTAATTGACCAAATGGTTGTTTCTCTTCCTTTATCTGTGAATACTTTCCTGGAACGTACAGTTCTAACTGGGGAAAGTTGATTGATGAAATCATCTCCAAACAATTTCATGAACCGATTAATAATGTAAGGAAAATCAAACCCACTACTATTCCAACCAGAAGCAATGTCTGGATAGTCAGTTTTCCAAAAATCTACAAATTGCAAGATGAGTTCTTGTTCGTCTTTACAACAATGATATATACAATCTGGTAATGTAGGCGTATAACGTTCTTTCAAACCCCAAGTGTGAGTAGTTTTTGTTAAAGTATCATAAACCGTAATTAAATTAATTGGTACAGCTGCTCGTTCGGGTGTAGGAAATGACGAATCCAACGAAGTATCCACCTCAATATCCAACAAAAATATTTTTAAGGGAAATTGAGAAAAACTGGGATCTCCATTTTGATCCTTATACATGTCAATCAGAAACTGTTGCTCTGGTCCAACATTGTGAAATATTCTATTGTTGGAAGTATTGTCAACAAAACGTCGACGTTCTATGCTGTTTTTAAATGTCTTCTTGAGAAGTGAAGTCTTAAAAATAGAAACTGCATCTTTTGCGTCTGACTTTTCCAAATACAGATAAGGACTAAAATTAATTTCTGTGTCTATACGATTACCATCTAGAGACCATGTTCGAAGAAACACAGACTCATTAAATGGATTGTAAGTTGCATTGCGATACATGCTTTAACTATACTGACTCCGGAGTGGATAATCAACCGTTAACCTGTTTTAAAAACTTACGCTCTGAAGAACCAAAAGGAGTAAAATATGCCTCATGATGTTTCATTAAATTGTGTTCATGATCTAGCCAGAATTTTTCAGCATGCGAACGGGCTTTTTTGCAGTGGTCTGCATACACAGTTTGATTTTTAAGAGTAGATTTAATTAAGTCAATAAACTCGTCTCCTGTTTTGTATTTCAAGAATGCATCTTTGTATGTAACCATGTCTGGGCATACGCACGGGAGTCCAATAGCACCAGCCTCAATTAATTTAATATTACTCTTACAACGATTAAAATGGTTGTCTTGTAAAGAAGCGAACGTTATCTGTGCTCCAGAGTTTGCAATAGTTTCAGGAAAATCTGGTAATTGAACCCAGGGCATAAATTTTAAATGACCACTATCAATATATGGTTTCAAAGGCAGAGGATAAGAGCCATAAAATCTCCAGTCAAAATCAAATCTAGTTTTAACAATGTGATTTATTACAGGAGCAAAATCATCTTGTTGATTAACTCTATTCATTACATCCACGTGTGTTCCAGATGCAAAAATTGCTACAATAGGTTTCTTTTTGTTTTTTTCGTATTGTTTGACAAGTTTTCCTAGATCATAATAACGATCAAACCACCACTTCATTAAATAATTGGGAACTACTGTTACTTTTTTGTTTCCAGACTTTTCAATCATATACTCTTTGAAATAATCACAAGTAACAATAATTTCATCCATCATTGATAAAATTTCTTTAATTGAATCTTGAATCTCTTTAGACGTAAACGCTGTACGATTTCTATTGTACATTGGAATATCCTCAGCAAATACTACATCATCTACTTCGTATATTAATTTTTTGTTTTGATTGTTAGCTAATTCTCTTAAACTTTTAATGAAATCTCTTTGAGGAACAGTGGCTTGTCTTTGAAATTTAATTGTTTCTACGGTGTTATAAAACCTAGCATCTGTAACCATAGCTGTGGATTCAACAATTACAGCTTTTTGATACAAGTTTAATAACAAATTTGGAGCCATACAACGGTAATAACCACAACCACCATAATCGGCAAGATAATTTAATGCTCTTTTTAAACCAGATCCAGGCATTTCAGCATCTGGCTCTTGTTGTTGAGGAATTCTGCTCAAAAAAACATTTGATGGTATTCCTGGAGGAAGTCCTAAAGGAGCTCCTGGGAGATCTTGTATACCTAATTGTAACGGTGTCATAGAATTTATTTAAATTTATTAGCAAATTAATCTAGCAAGAAACAGTAGAAATTCCATTTCTTTTCACTACTTGAATTGTGTGTTCTGCTTTTGTTGTAACTTCTGGGCCTCTGTGAGTAATGATGTAACAAGATTCATTATTTTCATTAAATCGTTCCCGAAGAACTTTTAAGGTTAAAGCTACCCCTTTATCATCTAAAGAAGAATCCAGTAATTCGTCATAAAACACGGTGCTGAAATTTACATCACCTTGCAACCTACGAATATCAGCAAAACCAAAAAGGCAAGCCAAGTCAATTCGTTTGCGTTCTCCACCAGAAAAATTAAAATACGATTTAGGTTGGGAGTTTTCATCAATAATTTCTTCATCAAAAAATTCATTAAATTTGCATAAACAATTTGCTTCTAGTTTTTGAAGATAATAAGCAATTCTGGAATTAAGAACTGTTAGAATTTTCTTAACAATAAAGGACTTAATTCCTTCTTCTGATATAACAAATTTAACTGTCTCTAGTATATTAAGATTATTGTTAAGTTTATCTACTTCTGTTTTAGAATTTTCCACAAAAGTTTTTAATGTAAATATTTTACCTTTGAGTTCATTGTTTTGTTCATTATTAACAATGACAATATCTTCTTCTATTTCTTTTAAATTTTTTTCTAGATGATGAATACTCAGATATGTATTTGTGTTTTCGTTAATGATATCTGTAGTTTGTATTCTCTTCTTGAGACTTTCGTCCATTTGTTGTTTTTGTTCTACAATTTTAAATTTAATCTTTTCAAGAGCTGTTTGAAAAGTTTCTTCTTCTTTAGTAAAGAACTCAATTTGAGATTTATGTTTTGCAATTAATGTTGAAACGTGCTCTACATGTTCCTCAGAATAATCTCTACTACACGTAGGGCATTTGTCTTTTGTATTCAATAATTGATTAAGCTGTTTTGTTTCAAGAGTAATGCTGGCTCCAAGTTTGCTGAGTTTGTTTGTTACTTGCTCAAGTTGTTTGCTGAGAGTAAAGACTATTTCTTCTAAAAGTTTTTCGTGACGTAATTGCACTCCTACGTCGTGTGCTGGTTCTACAATTTTAGCTCGAAGAGTTCCAATATCTTTCAAAAGAGTATCTCTTTTTTCTTGTAATTTGTTTAATCTTTCTTGCTTTATATTTTCATAATTGCTAAATTGAGATTGATTAAACTCTAATTCTGTTTGAGCTCTTTCAAATAAAGTATATTTAGTTTCATATTCCTTTTTAACTAAAGAATAATCCTCTCTTGCTTTCAACACCATTTCTGTAAAAACTTCCAAACCTAAAACACTTTCAATAAATTTACGTTTGTCTGTTTTTGGCAAAGCCATGAATGGCAGAGCTGTATTTGCAGACATAATTACTGAGTTCTGAAAAACAGTAGCAGGTGTGTGAATAATTTCCTGGATGAGAATATTAGTTTTGGCAAGTGTAGATCTTGTGATGTCCTCTCCGTTTTTTAACAGAACACATTTAGTAGGATTGAGCATCCTAATAATTTTATAGGTATCCGTAGTATTGTTTGATGTTACCTCAAACTCTAAAGACGTTTCACAACGTTTTTTAGTTAAACTATTTTGTACGTGATCTTTGGAAATTTCTCTGAGAGTAGTTCCATACAAAGAGTAATAGAGTAATTCTGTAATACTGGATTTACCTGCTCCATTTTTAGAATCTTCTTTATCGAGATTACTACCAACAATTGCGTTAACTCCTGGACGTAATTGTACGTGAATTAAATTATCTCCAAATGATAAGAAGTTTTTTCCTTCAATTATTTTAAAAGTAACAAACCGCATTTATGTATAATATACCAAAACATCAATTTTGCAACTGCTAATCTTTACGTACCCATTCTGTTATTGGTTTTTCTTTTATGTTTATATCGTATATACAATCCCATAGCCCCTCTAAAGTCCAAGCATTCCAAAACCCATCTTGATGATGTGTACGTATTGGAGTAATTCTTTCTCTGAGAGCTTCATAAAATTTTAAACTTTTTGAAAGAATATTTGCTCTTGGAACAATGTATTGACCTCCTGGGCAAAAATAAATTTCTTCTGGAACTTCTCCTTGAAAAATATCTGCATATGCTGTTTTACATTTACCTGTAAATTCGTGCACTAATTGTTTACCTGTAAATGGACATCCCGTTCTCCAATATAAAGGCTCTTGAACAGTTTTATATTCATGATTAAACAGAAAAGAATCAAAATTTATTTCATTTAAAATTCCTGGAGGACTCAACTGCTCAAAAGGATTGCCTTGAACAAAAATTGTATAATCAGCAAGTTGTTCGTAGTTTAAAATTATATGAGTTAAAAATATATAAGCTTCCCTACCCCCACATAAAGGAACATTGATAGCTCCTTGAAAATTACAATTAGGATCTCTGTTGTATACAGAAATTTTATTTATACTTTTAATGAGTTTGACCCAATTAAGATTTTCTTTGTAAGAAGCTACAACAAGTTCTGTCTTATACATAAAAATTGATGTTTGTTTATTTTTGAACCAATATACCTAAGCCAAAATGGTCTGGAATATTATAAAAATTTAAATTATGTTTTTTTGCTATATCTGTGCACACTTTTTTCATTGCTGGAAATACGTCAGTATCGTGAATCAATGTAACTTTGGAATGTTGTACAGCCCAGTCCGTACATTCGTATGTTGGTTCATATTCATGAACTATATCTATGTGAATTAGATCATAAAAATTGTTATTGTTGGCTTTAATAAAGTCAGAAGCAAATGATTTTACAAGATTTACGTTTTTGCACTTAGCAAAAGTATTTTTAATATTTTCATAAAATTCTTCTCCTTGTTTGTGATGTATGTGAGCGTCTCCTTCAAATGCATCTACACCTGTAACTTTTGCAAATAATTTAGAAAAAACATACAAACTATAACCTAAATCTACTCCAAATTCTAAAAAAGAATTTTGTTCAATATTGAAATATTGAATTAGAGGTATCATGTAATTTTCTAAACCTTCCCATCCAGACGAAACTTTTAAAGTTGTTGAAGGCCATTGTTGCTTATACAGTCTAAAATCTTCGTTGTTCATAAATTTGTTTTATAAAATGTTTCTTTGTATTCATTTACATATAAATCCATATTAGATTGATGTAATGTCTTAATTTTTACGTTTTTGTTGTCAAGCAACCAAAATTCACAATACCAACGTGGGTGCTTAATCTCTTCACTGTTGTTTAAACTTTCTGTAAAATTATACCTTTGTTTAATATAATTACTAGTTGACCACCAAAAATTTCCAGAAAAATGTTTCATAGGAGCGGGCAAATAATCTACACCAACTGTATCATAATTTTTTAATTCTTCCAAACATAAATGGTATTTTTCAATTAAAAAATATTCCATGTAATCAACCCAAGCTTTTACGTTTGGATTATTTTGTTTGGTTGCTCCCTTACTATGCAGATATAAAATATAACTTTCGGGAGCAGTTTGACAAAATTCATGGAGTGTGTCGATGCTGTCCATTTCTCCTGTATCGTTGTATTTAAAATGAGGTCTGACTTTTTCCAAAGCCATTAATTGAGTTGCATAATAAGCATGTTGTTTGCCAACCATAACAACATGAATGTTTGTAACAACATTCAAAAGTCCGTGTTTTTTTATTTTATTATAAGTGACAACAAACCGTTCAACACAACCGTCAGCACAAAACATATGATAAAAAATTTCTATGTTCATAAATTTTTAATAGTGTTAATAAATTTTGTAGCTTCAGCCTTTGTTGTATTGTTAGCTGACAAATGAGCTTCAAATTTCTCAGCATATAGTTCATAAATACGAGTAGGCTCTAAACCATTAATAAAATCTTTTTTGATTTTTAAACACAATTGCTTTGGAAAACTTGTCATTGTTTGTTCAGGACAAGATTCAATGTCAATAAGAGGCAGACATCCATTTGCTAATATTTCATAATGTCTCATACAGTCCCATCCAGCCTTTTTCTTAGTTCGAGCTAAACAAGATTCTCTGTAGCCTTGATAATAATCCTGTTCATTTTTATAAATGTATGTATTCCTATCATTGGGGTCACAAAAAGCTATATCTCTAGTTTTATTAGTTTTAACAAAATTAACTTTTGAAGTGGGCATACAGAAAGAAATAGGAAATAACCTCTCATTATTATGTATTAACTCTCTTTTAAAATAAGGAATGTTTAAACCAAAACTAGGATGAATATTAGTTTCATCCTCTCCATCTACTAATATAATTTTATTGTTGGAATATATATTACAAATTTCCCGCAAATAATCATTACATCTCCATATTGAACCATAAACTATGTAATTAAAATATTTGTTTTTAATTTTTGATGTTATATCTGTTCTGTCTACTTCGATATCTGGTAAAACTCTCGTGACAGTCATTCCCATTCCATAAAGCTTTTTAGCATCTTCCTCATTATACGAAACGTAGTTGTGAGACCGCTTGTTGTAATCTACAACATTAGCCCCAAATAATTCCCTCAAACCAATAAAGAGACAATCATCTTGATAGTCTACATGATCTCCTCTCGTAAGGTACAAAATTTTCATTATGAAGATAAAAATTTTTCTTGCAATTTTTTCATGGTTTCTCCTGTTTGACACAAAGAGCCACCCATTCCAACAATATTAAAGGACTCAAAAAATTTGACGTTTAGAAATCTTCTTTCAACATTGTTTTCAGCACTTTTTCCTAAAATTGCTCCTTCAAGCTGATATGCATCTAATAAATTAACAAATTTTTCATCAAACATATTTGTTAAAAAATAATCTATGTTACAAATAAAAGCTGTTGTGTCCATGGAATATGGTCTAACTTTTTTTAACTCCTGAGGATAAAAACAGCTAACTTCTAAGTTTGTATTAGGTATTTTTCTTACATCTGGAGATTCAATGGCTGAAAATTCACTACGAGGATACAATAAACTTACGTGTTTAATGTCATCATTGTTTTTATAAAACTCAAAAAACTGAGCATAATC